CCTGCGCGTGGTCGGACATGAACTTGTATGTCTCGACCTGCTGCCCGTCGGCCAGCGCGGTCGCGTGGGGGAAACCGAGCCGGCGCACGAACCAGCCCAGGTGCCCAAGGGTGAACGTGACCAGGGCGTCGGACATCGTGAACTCCAGGGCGGTGTCGTCCCAGTCACGGAACAGGACGAGCTGGCCCATGTAGTTGGCGATCGTCGGCGTGACCACGTTCGCCGTCTCGCACACGGCCCGCTCCGATGTGGTGTCCGCCGTGTCCGCCCTGACCTCGTACGTGGTCACCATCAGGCAGGACAGGTCCAGCACCCCGGCCGCCTGCAACTCGGCCAGCTCCGGCGCGGACGCCTCGGCGATGCCGTCCTCACCCGGCACCCACAGCAGCTTCGTCACACCAAGGTCAACCTTGCGGGCCATACCAACCTCCAACATCAGGCCCGTAGGCCAGCGGACTTTCGGGTTACCCAGGTGTGCGCCGCGCCCGGACAGGCGCGGCGGTCAGGAACCGGCGGGGGCGAGCTGTTCGGCGGCAAGCCGGAACGTGTCCACAGAGAACACCACGGCCCGGTCCTGCACCTGCTCGTCAGGCCGGGGAAGCTGCGCGAACGTGTGCTCGACCATCCCCGGCGACCAGCCGTCTACGACCGGCCGGGCGTCGACCAGCCCGTCCTTGACCCGGCCGGCGAGCCACGCGCACATCGACCGGTCCGGCGCCACGCAGGTGACCTGCCACCGGAACTGGCGGCCGGTGGACTCCTGCCCAACCTGCCCAGCCACGCGGGTGCCGTCGTCGATGTAGACGGCCACGTACCGCTCCGGCGGGGTCGGCGGCACGATCCCGTCGAACACCACCAGGTCCGACGCGGCCGGGATGGGGTCGGACCGCTGCCACAGGTACGCACCCGGCAACGCGGCGACGACCAGGGCGACGATCGCGTCGGGGACGGTCACGGCAGCCCCGCCAACAGCGCGTCACCGGCGGCCTTCTCGAACCGGGGCTGCTCATCCTCGTAGGCCAGGTCCAGGTGGGGTGTTGGTCCGGTGTGGGCTGAGCCGTACTCGACACCGCGGCCCATGCCACCCTGGGGCATGTCCGGGTTGGGGCCGATCTCGGCCTCCACCCAGGAGCTTCCGGAGTCGATGTCGTAGTCGATCGACCGGGGGTAGTGCGGCAGGTAGGTGCCGGTGATCGACGCACTAACCCGCTCCCGCGCGTCCGTCTTGATGTTCAGCGCGCCCTTGGCGACGACCGGTTCCAGGTCGCCGAACACCCGCTCCGGGGTGCTGCCGTACTCGGCCGCCAGCGCGGTCAGGTCGGAGGTGTCCACGACGATCCTCACGCGACCACCTCGTCGATCAGCAGCCTGCGGGCGGTGGCCAGCGACTTGTGGTGCAACCCGGACACGCGGTACACGCGGCCGACCAGATTCGGGTCGGCCACCGCCGCGGTGATCTCCACCCGGTCGTCGATCGCCACCGGCGGGGCGTCCACGGGCAGGTGCAGCGCGTACCGCTGCACAGTGAACACATGCTGCCCGCTCTCGGGCTTGGACTCGAACGCCTCGTAGGTCTGCACCTTGCACCGGCCCACACCCGACGGGACCGGGTAGATGACGGTGGTCGGCGGTGGGGTGCGGGTTCCGGTGTCCGGGTCCAGCGGGCCGGCCTGCCCGGAGGCCCGGCGGATGACGCACCGGTCCAGCATCAGCCGCTCGGCCTGCCGGCGGCCCCGGGCGATCGCGGCTAGCGCGGGCATGACGCATCCCTCCCCGGGTCAGCCGAGCCGGGCCGCGGCGAACGGGCGGCCGTACTGCCGCCGCAGCGCCTTGGCCAGGTAGTCGGTGGCTTCGAGCGCGGCGGAGAACTTGGCGTACGACTCGGAGTAGTCGTCGATCCGGATCGCCAGGGCACCTTCCGGGTTGCCATACACCCCACGCACCAGGCTGAGCACCGCCGACTTGCCCAGCTTGAGACCCTGGTCGCCGGCCGGGTAGCCGTGGGTGTAGCTGCCCCCGACGCGGGACGGGGTCCACCGGTCCGGCTGCCAGCCGCAGGCACGCCACAGCCGCGACCCGAACCGCTCGAAGTCGTCGCCCTCGACCAGCGTCTCGCCGTCCAGGGTGAGGGAGCCGATGGACTGCACCGGCCGCTGCGGCAGCTCCAGCCAGGAGCCGATGTCGCCGAGCAGGTCGATCTCGTCGTCTTCGACCAGGACGAGCCGCTGGCCGCCGGTGGCTTCCTGTACCACTGCCGTGGCCGCCTCGATCAGCACCGTGGCGGCGGAGGCGTCCACGTCGGAGCCGAGTTGCAGGATCGCCCCGAGGTCGGCCACCTGGCACAGCATGTCGCCGACCGTCTCGCCGACCGTTGAGGGCTGGACCCAGACGGTGCCTTCCACCGCCCCTTCGGCGGTGCCGGACGCGGACAGCGCCCACACCAGCGTGATGCCACCGACGGTCGGGGTGTAGGTGGCCCGGTACAGGTTCTCCGCCGCCACGGCGGCCACGGTCATCGCCGGGGTGGTGCCGTCGGGTAGCCGCACCTCGCCGACAACGGTGGCGTCGGTGACCGGCACCCCGGCCGGGGTGGTCAGCGTCCAATCGACCACCAGCACAGTGCCGACCCAGTAGGCGGTGGCGGTCATCGGACGGTCACCCCCCCGGTGGTGGATCGGACGGAAACCAGCCCGGTGGTGGAACCGACCGTGGCCGTGCCCCGGGCGGCGGAGCCGGCGAAGGCGACAACCCCGGCGGTGTGAGCGTGGGAGGTGCTGGCGGGGACGAGTTGGTGGAGCTGGCCCAGTGCGGCCTGCTGAGCGGCGTGGGCGTGCACGGCGGGGGCGACCGCGATGGCGTAGAGCTGCGCCACCGCCGGCTGGCTGGCCCGGTGGCCGTGGGATACGCCGTCGGGGGTGAGGGTGGAGCCGCCGGCCAGTGCCGGCTGGCCCGCGGTACTGCCGTGCGAGGCGTCGGCCGGGGCCAGGTCGTGGGCTTGGGTCAGCGCTGGCTGGCCAGCGGTGTGGCCGTGGGCCGCGTCGGCCGGGGACAGCTGGTGCGCCTGGGCGAGGTCCGGCTGGGTGCAGGTGTGGCCGTGTGCGGCGTCGTCGGCGGCCAGGGTCTGCCCGCCGGTGAACGCAGGCTGCTGCGCGGAGTGCCCGTGGGAGGTGTCGTCCGGGGTGAGCTGCTGGTCCTGGGTCAGCGGTGCAGCCCCGGCCGTGTGGGCGTGGGACGCGTCTTCGGCGAGCAGGTCCCCCGCGCCGGTGATACCCGGCGCACCGGCCGTGTGCCCGTGCGAGGCGTCATCGGCGGCCAGGACGTGAGCCTGCGCCAGGGGCGCCTCGTCGGCGGTGTGCGGATGGGCGGCGTCGGCCGGTGCCAGCCCGTGGACCTGCGCTAGACCCGGCTGCGTGGCGGCGTGGCCATGTGAAGCGGGGTCGGACAGCACATCCCCGGCGCCGGTGAGCCCCGGCTGATCGGTGGTGTGCCCGTGGGATGCGCTGGCGGCGGTGAGGACGTGGGTCTGCGTCACCGCCGGGTCGGTGGTGGCGTGGGGGTGGGTCGCCCCGTCTGCGGCCAGCTCGTGAACCTGCGCCAGGGTGGGATCGCCCGCAGCGGTGGCGTGGGTGGTGTCCGCTGCCGCTACGGCGTGGGCCTGCGTGAGCGCCGGCTCATCGGCGGTCTGCGCGTGCGTCGCGCCCGCTGCCGCCACCTCGTGCTGCTGTACGACCGACGGCGCCTCAGCCGCGTGACCATGGGACGCGTCGTCGGCAGCCAGCGCGTGGGCCTGAGTCAGCGCCGGAGAGTCCGTGGCGTGCCCGTGGGTGGCTGGGTCGGCGGTGACCGCATGCACCTGCGCCACCGGCGGCCCGGTTGCCGTCTGGGTGTGAGCCGCACCGTTCGGGGCCAGCTCGTGGACCTGGACCAGCCCGGGCTGGTCTGCGGTGTGACCGTGGGCCGCATCCGCCGGGGCGATCTCGTGGACCTGCGCCAGGGACGGCTGGGCGGCGGCATGCCCGTGCGACGCGCCGGCCGGGGTGACCTCGGTCGCGGCCTCGCCGAAGCTGAAACCCGGCGGCGGGTCATCAGTGACCACCGTGGACCCGACAAGGGTCGTCTGGTCGGCCCCGTTACCGGTCTGGTCGTCGATCGACTCAGAGGTGGCTGCCTGGTCAAACCGCCACGCCGCGATGGGGCCGGCGGCCAGCCAGTCGGCCCAGTTGTCCCGCAGCGCCTGAATCGCGGTGTCGTCGAGTACCGAGCTGAACGCGGCGATGGCGGCGATGCGGCCGCGTAGCACCAGGTCCCCGTCGCCGCCGGGCCGGGTGCTGGCGAAAGTGCACGTGTTGTCGTCGTTGCCGATGGTGCCGGCCGAGTCCTGCTGGGTCCACGTGTCCGTTGACATCACGCACTTGTGGAAGCGGACCACGGCGGTGCCGGCCGCCTTCGTCCAGGCGACCAGGACCCACCCGTCTGCCACGCCCCACGACGGGCCGTCCCCGGGCTCCTCAAAGGAGCCGCGCTGGTAGCGCATGTTCCCGGAGTCGTTGTGGCCATAGTTGGCCCGGGACGTGCCAGCGTTGGACAGGTCCAGCAGCGCCCCGGAGTCAGCCAGGGTGATGATCTTCGCGACCCCGACGACCGTGAACGCCCCCTGGGCGAGGGTCGCCAGCCCGCCCGTGCCGATCGCCCACTGTACAAACTGGCCCTGCGTGAACTCGCGTACGTCGATCGCCGCCCCGGCGCCGGTGAGCCCGGGCTGGGTGGCGGTGTGGGCGTGGGAGGCGCCCGCCGGGGCCAGTGCATGAACCTGGGCCACGGCCGGCTGCTCGGCCGCCGCCGCGTGGGCGGCGTCTTCCGGGGTGAGCGTGTGCGCCTGCGTGAGCGTCGGAGAGTTGGCCGCCTGGGCGTGGGCGGCGTCGTCCGGCGCCACGCTGGCCACGGACACCAGCGTCGGCTCAGCGGCGGCATGCCCGTGCGACGTGCTGTCGGGGGCGAGGTTGTGGACGACGCCCACCGTGGCCTGCCCGGCGGTGTGGGCGTGGCCGGCGCTGTCGGGTTGGACCTGGTGGACCTGGGTCAATCCCGGCTGATCCGCCGTGTGGCCGTGGCCGGTGTCGTCCGGGGTGACATCGGTGGGTGTCGCCACCGCCAGCTCGAAGTCGGCGAACGAGTCGGCCGAGTTGACATCGACGTCCAACTGTCGCTGGCCGCCGCCGGAGGTCTTGCCGAACTCCAGCGCCAGCGCCAGCCGGTCGCCCGCCTGCCACGTGGTGGCGAAGACGAACGTGGAGGTCTTGATGCCCGCAGTGTTGTGGGTGCCGCTGTAGTCCGACGTGGCCTGCTCCACACCGGACGAGTTCACCCGGACCAGCCGCCACCGGTACTGCGCGCTCGCGGAGACCGACGCCACGCTCAGCTGAGTCGATATCGTCGCCGCGCCTACCGTGTCACCTACGGTGCGCTGCCAGCGGAGCACCTCAGTAAAGCCGCCCGAGCTGACGTTGCCGGAACCCAGCGTCCCCGGTGTGCCCTGCGTCTCCGACAGGTCCCACACCGGATCCCCGGTGCCCGGCTCCGTGGTCGCGTTCCGCAGGAAGTTGCGGGTCGTCTGCTGGGTCGACGTCGTCTCGTACTGGAAATCCAGGTCCGCCGCGTCGACCGGGGTGCCCACGCCGGTGCTGGTCTCGTCGGCCCGGTTGAACGTGAAGTCCTCAGTGGAGTAGTTCGCGTCCGCTACATCGAAACCCCAACCGGACGACGGCGCGGCGTCCACCCAGTTGTCGAGGTGGTCCTCAAGGTCGGCCGACTCAATCTCGGCGTCCCCGAAGGTGTCGGCCGCCCACGGCAGCTCATTCGCCCACACGGCCATGGCCGCGTAGTCGCAACCCGGCCCCCACGAAGAGACCAGGTCGTGCGTGTGCAGCGACCCGCCGGAGAAAGACGCCCAGTCGGGAAGAGTGCCGGCGGTGCTGCTATGTGTCCATATGCCAGTGGACTCGTTCTTCACGCTGAACCGCACGTTGGCGGTTCCGGTCTGCTTCCGAACCACCAGCGTGTGCCAGTCGCCAGCGGTCAGAGTCGGCCCGGTGCCCCCTGAGCCGCCAGAGTGCCACACAAGCTTGTTGGTCAGGTTGAGAGCGATCTTCCCGACCTGCGCTACCGCCAAGTCGTAGGCCGCCAGCAGCGTCCGGTTGGCGGAGTCGTACGCCACCAGCGGCCGGAACAGGATCGCGACCGTGCCGTAGGCCATCCCGTCGACCCCGCCCAGACCGGTGGAGAAGGTGAGGTCGTCTACATCGGACAGCCGGCGGACGATCGGCACAGCTCAGGCCCCCTACCGCAGGGCTTCGACCTGCGGCGCGAACTCGCGGAAGTCCACAGCAGGATCCACGGTCTGCGCGCCCAGGTAGACCTGCCGCAGCAGCTCATACAGGTTGTTGACCGTGCCGATCAGGTTGCCGTCGGGCATCCCGGTCGGGTCGGCCGCGTCAAACCCGAAGTTGTCGCGCAACCCAGCCGCCCCCTCCGACTGGAAAAACGCGTTGAACTTCTCAACCTCGTCGAAGATGTCCCGCAGCTGTACCGAGATCCGGCCGATGGTCTGGTTGATCTGGTCCTTCGTCGTCAGGGCCTTGAATCCAGCCGCCATGCGGTTACTCCCCTTCCTAGTGCCTTGTCGCTACCCGGCTAGACCGCTACTCCGGGTCCTCGATCTCGATCGCCCACGCGCCCACGTTGGCGGTGTTGCCGGAGGTCAGCGCCTGTGAAGCGCAGGTAGTCACGTAGCGGAGCAGGTCAGTGGCGCCGCCGGTGGCCAGCACCACATGCGTGGCGGTGCCGGAGGTGCCAACGGACGCCCCGTTCTGCGCGGTCACCGTCACCTTCCGCCCACTGACATCCCCGTCGGCCAGGGTGAAATCGGCGCCGCCGGCCCCAGGGGTCAGCGACACCGGGCCGACCAGGTCCACATTGGCGATGTCGGCGTAGTTGGTCGGCTCGGCGGAGCACACGTACAGCTCGTCGGCAAGTGCCGCCTGCGCCAGGGAGCCGTCGTCGTAGTAGGTGTCGGGTGCGGCCTTGGCCATCGCTCAGCGCTCCTTCGTCTTGGCCTTGTGGGTGACGCTGTCCGGCTGCACATCCGCAGCCGCACCCGTCGGCGGGGCGACACCCGGCGGGGTGTAGTCGGGCGCGGTGGCCCAGCCGGAACGCACGAAGTACGCACCGTCCACGTCGTCCACTTCGTACTCCTCGCCGGGTTCGTATGTGGTGGAGCCGTCGCGGAACCGCTGAGCAGGGTTGATTTTCATGCTGGTACCTCCGTCGGTGCCGGGACGGTCCCGGCGAGCTTGGTCAGCTTCGCGGCCAGGGTGGTGCGTGGCTTGTCCCGCGCCTGCTCGGCGTCCAGCGCCAGCCGGGCGCGGTCCGGGTCGTCGCCGACCCACGCCAGCACCTCCTCGGCGTTGCCCTGCGGCACTTCGCCGTCGGCGGGCTCGTCCGCCACCGGGTCCTGGTCCTGGTCCCCATCGACCGACGCAGGCGGCGGGTCGGCGGTGCCCTGCCCGTTCGCCGCATCCGGCCCAGCCGGGGCAGGTTCGGCCGGCTCCACGCCCATAGCCCGCACCTGCGGCAGCAGCAGCACCGCAATCGAGTCCGGGTCACGGGTCACCGCAACCCCGTCACGGAAACGCACCCGCGCGGCGGGCACCTGTAGGGACGGATACTTGGTACTGATGAACTTCACGGCTACTCCTAGCCTTGGTCTACGGGGACGCGGCGGCCCGGCCACCGGCCGGTGTCGCGGCACATAGGTGCTCACAGCGCTGAGTTGAGGGATGGCGGCCACCCGGCCACCCCAGTCCTGGTCCAGCGCAGACCGGTCGGCACCGAGGAACCGGTGGGCGTGCCTGCCGGCCGCCTGCCGGCCCGGCACCAGCGAGGGGGAGATGCGGTGGTCCACCAGCGACGGCCACGGGTAGTACACCGTCAGACCCTGGTGCTGTATCCAGCGGCTGATACGCCGGTCGTAGTTGGCGATCTCAGAGCGTGTGTCGCACCACGCCACCATGTCGTCGATCCACTTCGTGGGCATCACGATCCCGACACCCCAGTGGCACTGGGCCATCGTCAGCCAGGAGGTTTCCTGCCCGGCCTCGGTCACGAGGCGCTGCACCAGCTCCCGGTAGGGCCTCGTGCGCCCGCAGTACAGGCACAACGGGCTGTCCGGTGGGACGTGCTGGAGCGCCTGCTCGATGCCGGCCACCAGGTCCCGGCAGGGGATCGCATCATCCTGGATCGTCAGCCCGTGCGAAGTGGACCGGTCTACGGCCTGCCAAGCGCGGCGACCGGTGTTCCACCGGTTGTTGTCTCCGGCGTCCCACACCACCTCGGCCGGCCGGTCCAGCGCGGCCAGCAGGCCGGGGATGTACGCCTCCCGCTTGCGGTGGGCCATCACCACAACCGAGACGGTGGGACTCACCGGCGCCTCCACAGGTAGAAGCCGGGGACGGCCGGGTCGGCTGGCCGGTCGGCCAGGGTCCACCCGTCGGGGGCGAGGTGGGTGTGGCGGCGGTGGCGCACATGCCGGGCGGCGGAGGTGCCGTCGAAGTCGGTCCCGTGCACCAGCACCAGCCGGGCGGCGGAGGCAAACAGCCGCCCCCAGTAGGCGGCGAAGTCGTCGTCGTCCACCAGGTGGAAGATCACGTCCAGGGACATCGCGAGGTCCGCCCGCACCGCAACCTCAGGCTGGTCGCCGGGCCACACCAGGAACGCCCGCCCAGGATGCCGGGCAAGGCACTTACCGATCGCGCTCGGCGAGATGTCCACCCCGAGGTAGGCGGGCAGGTCCAAAAGGTCCAGCTGCTGCCCATCGCCGCAGCCCCAGTCCACCACCGACTCGACCTGTTCGGCGTGGATCAGGTCGTTGACGTAGGCGGCTTTCGCCTTGGCGGCGTCACCGGCGGACCCTGCGCCGGAGGTGCCCGCAGCGGCGTAGCGCGCCTCCCAGTAGGCCACCAGCGGCGGCACGCCAGCGTCGAGGAGTTCCCGCTCCCGGTCCTTGTGCCGGGCCTGCTGCTCCAGCCGGGCCATCCGCCGGGCGCGCCGGTTCACCGGGGTCTAACCCATCCGTACGAGGCACGGCGGGTCGACGTTCCAGCGCCAGCGCTTCCGAGGAACCGTCCAATCCCCGTAGTGCGCGACGAGGTAGTCCTCGGGTGGGGACGGCATCCGGGTGTGCACCCCGTGCAGCTCAACCGCCGCGAGGGTGTCGAACAGCCGTGCCGGGAAGCGGTATGCCAGCTTGCCCCGGGACAGCTCGTACCACACCCGGCCCCGGTCGCGTTGGTGGCCGTGAACGTCCACCTTGACCCCGTCGTGGACGGCCCACAGCTGCCCTGGGCGGTCCCGGCTGATCGGCCACCCGGCGGCCAGGAACGCGGCCCGCACCACCGGCATGTCCGCCAGCCACACCCCGAGGTCCACGTCCAGGTCGCCAGCGAGGAACCGGCCCTCCCGCACCGCCCCCAACACCGACCCGTCGGACAGCCACCACCGGACCGGGACCTCGTCCAACACCTTCGCGGCGAGCCGGAACGCGTCCACTTGGGCGGTCATGCGACAGCCAAGTACGACAGCAGGTCTTCACCGACGCAGGCAGGCGACAGCCAGAGTCGTTCGCGGCGTCCGGCACGCGGGTCAGTGCAGTAGCCTGCACCACCGCCAGCGCGGCCAGCCTCCTTCCGCCACCCGGAGCCCAGCACGGCGTCGTGGTCGTCCAGGTACCCCGCCAGAACAATGCGGTAGTCGCGGGGGGCGGCGAGACACCACTCGCGTACGGCGTTCGCTACACCGTGCCCGCTCTCGGCGTACAGATTGGCACCGGTGGTGTACGGCGGGTCCAGGAAGATGCCAACCGTCCCGTTTCCGGCCGTAGCGCGTGTGACCGCTGGGGTTAGGGCACGCCGCCAGTCGCCGCAGACGATCCGAACTCGGGCGAGGCGCCGTGCGAGCGCGGCCATGTACGCGGCAATCACACCTCGCCCGGCGTTGCCGAGGTGCGGCAGCTCCCGGTTCACACCCTGCCCGGCGTCGCCGAGGTGCGGCAGCTCCCGGGCATCCCGCAAATGCCCATCCACCACACGCCACGGACCAGGGCCGAACGGATCACCTATCCCACAGGCCAGCACATACAGCCACCAGCCGGCCGCCTTCGCGTCATGGTGCTCGGGGTCACCCTCCAGCCACGCCACCAGGTCAGGGGTTCGTCGTTCCTGCAACCATGCCAACCTGGCGTGGTAGTCGACCTCCGTCACCGGCCCATGCGCATGGTCCGCCACTGCGTCGGGGGACAGCTGGATCGACCGCCACGCGTTGACCAGCCACCCGTCGGCGTCGTTGATGGTCTCCACCCGCCGGCCACGGAAGGCAGGTCGCGCCAGCAGCACAGCAGCCGAACCGGCGAACGGCTCGACGTAGCCACCGACATCACCAATGGCTTCCCACACCTTGGCGGCGGCGCGACGCTTGCCGCCGAACCACGGGAACGGCGCAGCCAAGCGGAGCGCGTCAACCTGAGCCGACACGGCGCCTCCCGCGAGTGTTCCCGTAAAGATGATCGATATAGGCGCGGCTCAGGTCCGGCGGCCTGCCCCGGTCGCGGTCCCGGATCGACCGGCCGGCGAACATCCACCACGGCAGCACATCCACGTCAGGCGGCTGGTGCGTGCAGATCATGCGGGTGATGTACTTACCGCCAACGCTGTCGACCAGCCGCTTCCCCCGGTACGCGGCGGCGTTGCCCGGCAAGCCCCGGATCAGCGCGTCGAGGAACGGGTGCCCCGCCTCGGCACCCATCACCGCGTTGGTGGCCAACCGCGGGTCGTTCGGGGACTGGGCGAAGAACATCCGGTGCCGGCGGAGCTGGTCGAGCGGCTTGAGGCACCGGCTGTCGCAGTCGGCGTAGATCCCGCCATGCGCCCACAGGATCTCCAGCCGGGCGACGTCGACCCGCCACCGGACCGCGTCGGTGGGCGCATGAACTTCGGCGGCGTCGTACAGCGCCCGGTTACGCATGTCCAGTCCGGCGAGGTCCGCCTCACCCCACAGCCGGTAGGTCCAGCCGGGGTTTTGCTTGGACCACGACACCAGGTAGCGCCGGTACTCCGCCGGCATCTGCGGCCCGACCCAAATCTGGTGGACCGTGGCCGGCGTGATCACCGCTGCTCGGCCTCCGCCGCACGCGACGCCTCGACCACCAGATCGGCCAGCGGGTGGTCCAGCAGCGCCATACTCGGCACGATGCAGTGCCCGCCGATCGGGCCGGGGATGTGCCGCAGCACCGGCTGCACGAACTCCGGGCACCCCATGGCGATGTAGCCCTCGTTGTAGCTCTCGCGAAACGCCGAGTAGACGACGGCGAAGTCCAGCCCCCGCGCGGCACAGTACCGATGGACGGCCTTCTCGACCGCGATGGCCTGGCCGTAGGCCGCAAGCTCGAACAACTTCGCCGCCTCGGTGTCGGCCGCCCGCTCGTGCGTCAGCACGTCACAGCCGGCCGCCTCGAACAGCTTCGCCGCCTCGTCGGCGCGCTGCCCGCCGAAGTGCTTCACGAACGTGAGCAGCGAGTCAACCAGGTCCGGATGCCGCCCCCGCACCGGGGAATGCACCCACCCCTCCGGGTCACACGTACCAACCGGCACCGTCGAGTGGACCACCACCAGCCCGGCGCCGTGCGCCCGCTGATAGCCACGGACCTGCCACACGAACAGATCCGACCACGGGAAGCACACGTGCAGCACTTCGGCGGCCACGTCCACCGGGGCCACGTCGCGGGTGTGCACCTGGTGGGCGCGGGAGAGGACGGCACCAACCGCAGTGCCGACCTCTCCCGCCCCGACGACCAGATGTGCTACCACGGCCTACGACCCGGCGCCGTCGTCCAAGCCCTCGATCTTGCCGTGGGTCTTCTCGTTGCCGTACTTCAACCCGATCTCCCCGTACAACTGCTTCCGCTCCGACGCCCCGGTCTTGGCGAGATCCTCCTCGAACAGGAACCCCTTTCCGGGGATCTCCATGAAGGTCGGCGCGCACTGTTCCAGGCTGACGGCTGCGAGCGCGTCGGTCGGCATGTGCCGGTTCAGCATGATGTTCAGCGTCCCGAAGTCGGTCCGGATCACCTCAACGGCCACGCCGCCGATGGTCCCCGACAGCTGCTGGTAGTTGCTGTTCGTGATGAAGATGTCCGTGAGGGCCATCTTCTGGTAGCCGTTGCACATCAGCGCGGCAGTGCCGGTGTTGCTGATTCCGCCGTTGGCCCACACGGAGTGCAGGAGATCCCGGATCATCTGCTTCGTCAGGGCGACACCTCCCGCAGCGATCACATTGGTGGTGATGGCCTCCAGGATGCCGCGGGTACGCCGCGGGGTGGCGTTCGTTGACGGGTTGGCGAACGTGCCGGAGATGAACGTCGCCTCCACGTCCCGCGCGATCTGGACGAGGTGCTGCTGCACCTGCCAGCTCATCTCGTCCGTCACCGGGTTGACGCCGGAGATGCCGACCGAGCCGGGGTGAGCCGAGCCAGTCGAGTTGTACTGGCCCGATGCGGCCTGCTTGGTGTAGCTGATCTCCACCACTTCCTGGTGGATCTCGACCACGTTCGTGACGTTGAACCGCACCCGAGCCTCGCCGGTGGGCGCGTTGGCGCCCTCCACCCGCTGGCGGGTCGCCGACGCGTCCCGGAGGTCGAAGCCCTGCCACTGGAACAGGGTGGAGTCGGTCCGGTCGCCGCCGGTCAGGCCGCCGATCGACGACAGGAACGGGGTGTCGGTCGGGGTGACCGCGAACAGTTCCCCGATGTAGTTCGGGAGGTTGAATGTCGTTCCGAGTTCGACGATGCCGGGCATGCCGGTCTCCTTACTTGTTCAGGGGACGGGCGTGCCGGCCCTGTGTCTACTTGGTCTGCTGCGCGGCGAGTTGGCGGCGCAGCGCGATGGACGTGCGAATGTCACCCTTTGCCAGCGCGTCCTGGATCTGGGCGTTGATGTCGACCGGGCCGCGTGCACCCTGGGATGGGTCCGGCTTCGGCCCGGCCGCCGGTGCCGGCTGGCCGTTGGGCGCCGCCTGCTGGCCGTTGGGCGGCTCGGTGGTCGGAACCGGCGGCGGTGTAGCTGGTGCTGGCGGGAACAGCTTGAGCAGCCGGTCGGCGTGCGCCGTCAGCTCCTCCAGCGTGGTCCCATGCAGCTCGGCCGCCTGCTCCCGCGTCAGGCCCTTGTCGGTGGCGACCTCCAGCCGCCACCGGGCCAGCCGCTCCGCCTTGGTTTCGTCCCGGACATCCGCCAGCTCCTTCTGGAGCCGCTCCATGTCGGTCTGCTCCGCCTCCGGCACCGCCGCCTTGCGGAACTGGGCGAACAACTCCGCCGCCGGCTGGAGCGCCTTGAGCTGCTTCTCCAGTTCGGCGAGCTGCTTGGCTTGCTCCTGCTGTGCCTTGACGGCCGCCTTGCGGGCTTCCCGCTCGGCGTCCAGTGCCTTCTTGCCGGCGTCGCCGAGTTGGCCGGCGGGGTCGTCGGCCGCAGCGGCCGGCGTTTGCTCCCCGGCTGCTGCCGTATCGGGTTGGCCGGTCGCCGGCTGGAACCCGGGCGGGGCAGGGGGCGTGGTCGTGGTCGTGGGTGCCGCCGGCCCCGTCGCGGGCGCCTGCGGTGTCGGGTTCGGGTCTGGGGCAGCCGTAGCTGGCCCCGGGTTCGGCTGGGTCATCGCGACCTTCCGGTGTTGGGCAGGCGGCATCGCGCCGCCAGGGTTGGGTTGTTGCACTTCGCCGGCCGGGGCATCGCGCCCTGGCCGCACGTCCATTCGCCGCTAGCGCAGGTAGCCAAACCGGCGCAGAAGCCGGATCGCGTCCTCGCGTGAGGTGGCGTCCCGGTAGATCTGCTCCGGCATCAGCCGCGGAATCTGCACCCGCTGCCGCACCACCTGACGCTGCACCGCACCCTCGGTCGCCAGGCGGGTGACCGTCTCGACGCGCTCGCCGGACAGGCGGGCACCCTCGTCGATCAGCCGCTGCCCGGCCAGTCCGCGGCGGGTGGTGCCTTCCAGGGTGATCCGGGCGTCACGGCCGAAAACGGAGGCGGTGCGCATGCCCCGGCGGGCGTTGACCACCTGGCTGATCTGCGCGCCGTCACGGATCGCCCGGGCGCCCGCGACCGTGAAGATCCGGTCCTGCTCGGCCTGCGTCAGGCTGTCGAAGTAGGACCGTGGGTTCACCCGCACGTCGTCCGCGGTCGACTCCAGGGTGGGGACATGCACGCACAGGCACGCCGGATGCCGCCGGAACCCCTGGTTCCACCGGTAGACCCGACCGGCGAGAACCACGCAGCGGGAACATGCTGGCGGGGTGAGCATCCGCACGTAGGCGATGCCCGGCCGGGCCACGGCCGCTATCTGGTCGGCCACGCGGCCGGCGTCGGCGACCTGCGTGCGGACGATCATCTCCAGGGTGGCCTGACCGGTGGCCAACGCCCGGCCGGTGCCTGCCCCGGCGGCCAACGCCCGCACCGTGGCGGCGGTGGGCCGGGTCAGCAGGCTGTCCAGCGGTCTGCCGTCGCTGGCGACACCGGACAGTGCCCGCGCCACCACCTCACCGAGGCGCCGTACCTGGATGCCCTGCGCGGCGAGTACGTCCTCCACGTATTCGTCGGCCCGGGCGGCGGTCTGCTGCTGCGCGGCAGCCAGGACCACCAGCACTTCCGGAAGCAGCGCCCGCCACGATGTGGCGATGGCCAGCGGGTCCACCCGCCGCCACGCGATCCGGGCCGCCTTCGCCGCCGCCGCGACGGTGCGGAGGCGGCCGGCCCGGTGCGACGTGGCTACCTGCTCAGCCGACACCGGCCGGCTCCGGCACGGCCATGGTCGGGTTCAGCCGCAACCGGCCGTTGCCCGCCGGCTCGGCGGGTCCGTCGCCCGAACCCCCACCGGCCAACTGCCGCGACAACTCGGCGATCGGGTCCTGCGCCGCCTCCCGCCGGTCGTCCTCCTCCATGCGGCGGATCTGCACATCGGTGTACCCGAGGTCTTCCCGGGCCTGCCGGCGGGTGACGATCGGCTTCGGCAGGTTGAACAGCTTCACCGTCGCGTCAGCCTTCTGCGCCACGGTCGGGGTGGACGCGTCGCGCCACTGCACTTCCAGCCGCTTCAGCCGCGGGTCCCAGTCGCCGGACTGCAACCGGCGCACCAGCCGCATGACCTGCTCCCACGACCCGCCGAAAGCGCGCTGCTTGCGCTCCGCGCGTTTCACCAGACGGGCCTCGGCCGAACGGATCGCGTCCGCCGATGCCGGGTTGTCCGTGGAGAACCCGAGGTAGTGCGGCGGCAGCCCGGCCACCGCGGCGACCAGCCGCGCCAGCTCGTTGATGGACCGGTGGAAGTTGTCCAACGAGGCCGCGTTGAACTGGAACTCCCGGCCACCCTCCTCGGCCAAGGTGAGGAACCGGCCCATGATGGCCTGCAACGCGGTGAGCCGGTTGCCCTTCTCGTCCACCAGGTCACCGGGGGCCAAACCCCAGAACCCGCGCAGCGGGATCGCCACGAACTCGGCCGCCACCATCATGTCCGTGGCCAGCTTGTTCGCCGCATCCGACAGGGGGATGATCGGCGACAGCTCCGACGTGCCGTACTGGGTCCGCAACGCCCCCACACCGGTACGGCGGGAGTGCCGCAGCCTGGCCCGGTTCACGATCGGCACCACCGGCACCTCGCCCAGCTTGTGCCGGTCGCGGTCGATCTCCCGCCAGCCGCCGGCCCAGTCGAACCAGATGGTCTCGTCGGGCAGGTACAGGGTGGCGTAGCGTTCCGTCACCCGGGCGATCGAGTTGGTCTCCTGCACCCTGCGCAGCGCAGCCCGCACCCGCCGATTACGCGGATCGATGTCAGCGAACACCTCCAGCGGCGACTCGACCGTGACCAGCGGCGTGTCCTGGCGGCGGTCCCGCTGCGACCCCCGGGCCAGATCGTCCTCGTGCGTGCCCACCGCCACGTAGGACCGGCGCATCACCAGCGCGTCGACGTGGCCGAGCTGGGACTGCTCGTCCAGGTCGTTGTCCTGCCACACCCGCCACAGGTCCTTGTCGCCGACATCATCGTCCGGCAGCCGGAAACCTTCGATGTCCAGGCGTTCCTCGACGGTATCGACCACAAGCTGGGGCCAGCCGATGACGACCGGCCTGATCCGGTCCTGCAACTCCCGGAAGATCTCCGGGTGCATGTAGGTCAGCGGCTGCCGGCCCTCGTAGTAGCTGTCCAGGGATTCGAGTTCGGCGATCTCGGCGTCGTGGGTCAGCGACAGGCGGGTGATCCAGTCCTGCTCGGACTCGGGAAGCTGCGTGGCCACCACACACCCCCCCAAGTAGCTACCTCATGACGATCAGCTTCCGGCGCGGCGGGGGTTTCGGCCACCCGTCCGCCGCGGTCACATCCCCGGCAGCCTCGTGGCAGATCACCGACGTGACACACGCGTCGATCTTCTGGGCATGGCTCGGCTTAGCCAGCACGTACCGCTGACCCGGCCGCGGCGACTTGCGGGTATGCCGGACATGCCGGGCCGTGACCTCGCACCCGTCGTGACCAAACCGGGTTTCCGACTTGACAACGTCGGTGTACAGCCGCTGCGCCGCCGCGTGCATCTGCACCGGCCGGTACGTCTCCCAGCGGATCACCCGCTTCTCGCCGTACCGGGCCGCCCAATCGTCGATCTCCGACTTCCAGTCCGGCGGGTCCACGTAGAACCGCACAACCTGAAACCGCGTCATCAGCTCATCGACAGCGGCGTCCACCTCGACCCGGGGAACCTGCCCGCCGTACTCGGCCGGGTTCCAGATCGTCGGCATCCGGGCCGGGCCAACCGTCGGGGTGAACTGATACCCGTCCTTGGTCTCCGCCCTGATCGCCGTCCAGTCGTCGGTGTCCGACCCGTCCATGCCGAGCACGATCGGGGTGCCGTCGGCCACGGCCACGGCAGCCTTCCGGGCGTCCCACTTGTCGCCGTCCAGGTAGCCACCGGCACCGTAAACCACCCGGTTGCCGAAGAACCGCTCCGCCTGCGCCGGGTCCCGTTCGGCCATGTCCGCAGCCTCAGCCTCGATGCTGTCGAGGTCGACGTGGCCGCCCCGTTCCCGCAACGTCTCCCCGTACACGAACCGGTGGATCTGGCGCCGCTCCCGCTTGTTCAGATACGACAGGTGCGCGGGCGGCTGCGCGAACTGCCGGTACACGTCCCGCGCCCGCGACTCGTACTCCCGCTGCCCGAGGGACGCCTCGGACGGGTCCCACGCGTTCGTCGTCAGCGACGCCCGCCCGCCCATACCAGCAAGGCCCCGGTACTGAGTGTCCGCAACCGTCGTCATCTTGTTCGCGACGGTCCACAGCCCGACCTCATCC